TGTGTCCAGGATCGCGGTCCTGGCAAGTTCACGCTTCCCCGTGCTCCCGACCAGTACAGGATTGAGCCCGTCGAATAGATTCGCGCTCAGCGCCTCGTTTCGCTTGTCTCCGGGGACGTAGACCGCATCGTGCCAAAGGAGCCCGAGTTCCACGGCGTCGTGATTCGCGTCAAGCGTGGCGCCGCGTGCGTTATCCAGCAGCTCGAGGCAGTACCTCACGTGCGTCAGCGTGTGGTAGGCCCGGTGCGGCTCGGTATAGAGACTCTCGAGCAGTCGGTAGGTCCAGTCCAGGTGGCTCGGTTCGACGTGCTTCGCCCAGATCGCTTTGACGTTCATCATTTCTTCCCCCTATCTAGGCTTCTCCTCGCCCGCACAATGCACTCAGTGCACGTGTTGACGCCGCCTTTGCCGTGCCGCTCTTGCATCGCGGCAATCAGTCGTTTAGCCAGCCCTTCCGTCGGCCACGAGTGGATGTCGCATGTGGCGCCGCGCGGGGCTTCGGCGATATGCAGATTCTCCTTCATGGGCACCTTTCGAGGGCTTCGACTAGTTCACGAAAAGCGTCCGGCGGGCCGGCGGGAGTATCTCCAGACGGGAGCAGCCAGGACTGCTCAACGAATGCCCGTGCAGCGCGCACGACCTCACGCGACCGAGCAAACTCGCGCAAAAGCGGGCTTGGTAGCTCCACAGTCAATTTCGGGCCGTCGTCGTCCACGATCATGATCGCCTCCACACCGCGTACCTCGGATCGTTCTTCTGCCGGTCTCGACGCACCCGGATTTCGGCGTCGATTCGCGCCCGCAACTTTTTCTTGTAGAGCGCCAGGCTTCGCTTGCGATCACCGATCGATTGCGGCACGCGCCGTTGTGTAGCCGCGCCACACAGAAGGCTCGCGTCGTCCGTCGGATGCAGTTTGGTCGGTCGCCACAGCGTAAATCCAAAGCGTCGTTTCTGACGGCCGAGACGAGAAGCCTCCTCAAAAAGTTCCAGAATCTCGATATGGGAAACGATCATGGTTCGTCGCCTATTGAAAGTAGTGGCCGTCTCTCCGACCTGTCACCTGCTTGCGCCGTATTCGACCGGCAGGTTCCGCGTAGCGTCCACGGCGCTCAGACCCCTCGCGACAGTCCTCCTTGCTCGGGATGCCCTGCTGTACCCTCGCGGGCCATCGGGGACGGGCAAACTCCTTTACATCAGAATGGGGGGGGTGAGCCTCCGCCCGTCGCTGCTGGCGGCGCACTTCCAGAGCTTCCGCCCAGCGCCTTGAGCCGCGCCTTGAAGGTCGACATCTCGAGCGGTTTAGCGAGCGTGACCTTGCCGGCGCCGGTCAGGATCTCCAGCTTGCTCGTCCCCATCTTCGTCGTGCCATCCGGCGCCTTATAGCTCTCGGGCTGCGTGATACGGACATCGACCTCGTTGGCGTCGATACCTTCCAGGCTGTCAATGTCTTCAGGGCCATTGCCCTTCCATCCGAGCGCGCGCAACCGTTCGTAGCTGTACGGTGCCGCGCCAGGACTGAAGTAGAGGAATGTGGTCATCTGGCCGAGCGATTGACCCGCCGGGTCCTTGACGTCCATGTCGACCGCGATCTGGAGGTTACCGTTCTCGCTCTCGCCTGTCTGAAGACTGCTTTTGACGGCTTTCGCCTTGTACTGTCCAGGATTGATCATGATCTCATTTCCTTTCCTTCGTTCACTTCACTCACACACTTGCTGCTTCTGCTTGCGAGGCAACAGGCTTCGCCGCCGCCGCGCGCACCTCTTCGAGTCGCGCCGCCACACGATTGCGCGCTTCGACAACCATGCCGGGGTTCGCACGCAGGTACTCCTTGACGACGTCGTCGAGCTTCTTGTCGCCGATCTCCTTGAGCATCGCCTCGATCTCTTTGCGCATCGATTCGACGCGTTCGCTGTCGGCCGCACGCGCCTGTGCGAAGGCGTCCCAGGAGAGCAGGACTCGCTCAGGGAAAAGCGTGGTGCCACGACTCTTGGCGTCGAAGGCAGGTGAGCGCTGTGTATGGATCCAGCGCGTGCCGTTCGTGACCGCCTTCATGTCGCCTCCGACCTTCTGCTGGGCGACTTCCTCCTTGGCGAACAAAACGTAATCCGTTGTCTGCCTTAGCAAACCAGCGATCTTCTGCCGTGCGGCGACCTCGTACCTCTCGTAGCCAGGCCCTGACGGGTCGTCGAACTTCTTCACCTGCATGTGACCGATCAGAATGATCGTCTTGCCGGTCTTCCACACACGCTCCAACGCCGCGAGTAGCTCGCGCCAGCGGGTGAGCGCGTAGCCCTCCCCTCGGCCGTAGCCGCCGTCCCACTTATCGATGGTGGTGTTCGGGAAGAACTCGGTGTTGCCCATGTGCTCTAAATCGGAGACCGAATCCAGGACGATCGTTTTACATTTGACAACACCCGACTCGACCGCACCGATCCATTCGATCGTCTCGCTCCATGTCTCCGGCATAACGCGCTTGACGTCGTACTGAAGACTTCCTCGATTGACGTCGATGAAGAACGGATCTGGGGCGCCAGCCGCAAATCTAGTCTTACCGACGCCATCGCCTCCGTACAGGAGTATGCGAGGTTCGCGTGCCTGTTTGCCTTCACTGATTCGTTTCAGATCGATCGGCATAGTTCATCTCCATTTACGACTTACGAGCTTTTGCACGCATGGCGGATACGCGAGCGATAACTTCTACATCAGGTTTCGGTAGTCCTTTTTTCTTACTACCGACAAGCAACCGCTCTAAAAATCCGAGCGCCACAAGACCTAGAGCGTGCCGTGAAAACTGAGACGTTCGACTCTTGTTGCCAACGCGCGGATCGCTGGCAGAGATGAGCTGCCTGAGCTTTCGCATCGGATGGTCGTCGCTCGGAATCTCCCCAGATTTGAAGATGACAGCCGCCTGATCGATAAGCGACGGATTCGCAGGTCGCGCGAAAGCGAACGCAGCTAAAGTTGGAGCACCGCCGGCTGATATCCCAGGCTCAATACGAGAGCCGATCGCACCGATAGCCCATTCGATCTCGGTCTTGTTTTTGATGAACGTCGACTTGACCTCAGCGTAGGTCGGCTTTGGCCATGAAGACGATCGATCGGGACGAGAAAACTGCCACAACAACAACGCAATCGCAGCACATGAGTTCGCGTTCTCGATTCGAAGTTGTATTCGTAGTCGATCTCCGATCGTGCGTACCGCAACGTCGTCAATCGACTCCATTGCCCTGACTCCGCTCACTCCTGACACGACCATTGAAAAGAACCCTCGAAACGACGGGTTGTTTTCGCCGGCAGCCACACATGCTCTCAGTCGATGCTGGCCGTCGATTACTTCTCTATGCTCATCGAATATGATTGCTGATCCAGTGAACACGTACTTTTTGACAGCCATGTCTCGACCGATAGCTTCAACGCGACGAGGCCGAAAGTTACGATTTGGCGCAGACGTCTTGAGCCAATCTGCCGCGCACTGTGGCGTTATCCATTGAACCCACACTCGTAGCCGCTCATACGAATACCCGTTGAAGGTCTCGAATACATCCGCACCTGCTCCAACAAGTTTGACCGGATATTTCTCGTCTTTTTCCGATTTCCTGCCTTTCGTCTTCGATCCAAAGCCGCGAACGGTCGACTCAAAGCCCTGCGAAGTAGATCCGTGCGAATCGTTCATAACATTGCTCCCGCTATTGTTGGTTCAACGACATCTCGAGCTGCCTCTCCAGGTTCTCCTCTTCCACGATCGGCGCTGCCAGCGGTGGGTTCATCAGCTCACCGACTGCCTCGACGGCAACGATGGCGTCCACCTTCCCACCGAGCGAAAACGTGCGGCTAGCGGCACCGGTCTCCGGGTTCGTCAGCGAAATTCGAAATTGGTGCTCAACCTCGACGATACCGGTCGGCTTGCCCCAGCGCGCGGCGTAGCCGACGATCATCGCCGTCTCCTTCGCGCGCACGTACAAGTCTTCCGTCAGCAGCGCTGCCTTCGCAGCGTCGAGATCGCCACCGGTCTTGCGGTACACCTCGAGTGCTGCGTGGATGCTCGTACCGGTCGATAGCGGCTCAGACTTCTTGAGCGTGCGCTGTCGGAGCACGTAGCG